ATATGCACCTTGTTGTATCAAAAGCCTATGTTGTCGCTAAATGCTCAAAGAAATATTGTATGTTTGGGTTAGTGTATGTTCTTAACGGCTTAGAAAAGCTTGATGCAACTATATGCAAAATCAAACGTAAAGAAAAGGATGGATACGCAACTTTAGAAGTAATAGAGTTTGACGCAGATGACAAGAAAAATTTCTCTGGTGATGATGTTAAATTTAAAAATGTAATAAAATGAAGCGCTCAAAAAAACAACTACAAACGGCTTTAATTCGCGAGCTAATTAGACGTGAACTTTATAAGACTCTTAAAGAAGGAGCAGGCGGTGAACCACCCGAAGAAGAGGAAGAAGAAGTAGATGCACAACCTGAAGAGCCAATTGAGGAACCAACTGAAGAGCCAGAAGAAGAGGAAGCAGAAGAGCCAGGTCTTGATGAAGAGTTAGCTGAGCTTACCGATCTGTATATTAAGAAACTAAAAGACTCTAAGTCAGGTGTTGATCAAAGTGATATTATTGAAATAGTATCTGGTATGTTAGACAGCTTTGGTTATGGTAATCAAGACAAGTTGACAATCTTACAAGGAGTTAAAGAAGAAAGCCTACGATGAAAAATTTAGAGAAACTAATAGAGAATGCTGTAAAGGCAATGACTCCCACAAAAGCATCAGTCAATGAGGGTCTAATGTCCGACATTCACATAATAGCACAAGAAGCTTCAACTGTTGAGGAATTCATAACAGAGTTTATGGCAGACTACGGAGACAAGTTTGCTGGCGCTTCAAAACCAAAATTAGATAAATGGCTTACTGATCTATATACTGACGCAAAGTCTATGAGTGAAAACACACTAAAAGAATACACAGACCAAGACTTCTCAGGAGCAGAGTTGATAAGAGATGTAATGGCTAAGAAGCCTGATAGCGAAGATATGGAATTTATCACAGAGTACTTTCCAAACGCAGTTAAGAGTATGTCAACAGCACAAGGCAACTTAAAAGCTTCAGATGCAAGTCCTATGAAAAAACGAATGGGACGATATGCTCCAATGTTTGTGCATGTTCAATATAATGAGTTTGAAGGAGATGCTGGACAAACATTTGCAGTACACCAAAAACAGTACTACAACTCCAACTTCGAAGACAAGCCGGGAGGAGAAAAATTCAATCCAAGAGTGACTAAGCTTACCTTTTTTGGTGGTGAGGATCAGAATGATGAGATGGGAGTGATTCTTGCAGTGACAGATGAGTATATAAAAGATTTAAAAGACTTAGAAAGACAAGGAAAGTTAGGAAAAAGGGTGAGTGAATCAAAGCAACCACTTAAAGAAAACAAAGGACAAGATGCAGCTACGGAATTAATAGCCAAGCTCAGAAGAACCTTATATCCTAAACTAAGTGATCTTGAATTAGACGCATTTAAAAATGAAATGGCTCAACACCTTGATGCCACTATGAAGGAAGCAATAGACCCAAAATACAAAACATTTTACGATCAAGTATATAAACATGTTAATGAGCTTGATAGAATTTTAGGAGCAAACAAACCACCAAAAGTACCAGAAGAAATCTGGAGTAAAGTATATGGATTAGTAGGACAGATGGCGGATAAAATTGACTTTTTAGACGACAGACTTCTAAAAAATCTTACAAAGGAAAACACTATGAACACAAAAACAGAATCAATCGTAAACCGGTTAAAAGAAGATACTGAATACCAAAAGTTTTTCAAATCGGCAATGGATAAGTTTGGCGTAAAATCACCAAAAGGTTTGAGTGATAAGAAGAAGAAAGAATTCTTCAACTACGTTGACAAAAACTACAAAGCTAAAGGCGAGTAGAATTAAAAACAAGTTATGACTCTAAATAAGTTTCACCTGATCTTCCTAACACTGTATACTGCAGTAGTAGTATTCTCTACATGGTATTTTGTTAAACCGGAAGCTGCAAGCAATACCGGATTAACAAAAGAAAATCAACAGATTGTAGACAGTTTATCTAACTTTATTTCTGTATTAGAGTATCAACAGCTTGAAAAAGATAGCCTTATTATTGGCTATCAACAAGACATATCTATCCTCGATCTTGAGATAGACGGTACCAAAACTAAAATTACACAAATACAAGACCAACATGAAGAAGAGCTTAATGATATTGAGCGTTTTACTGTCACTGACCTTGACAAGTTTTTCGCAGACCGATACCAAAAATAATGAGGATTCTGTTGTAGTTTTACCATACAGCACAGCAAAGCAGATAGCAGAGGATCTAGTCAAATATGATCAATGCACTGAAATCCTCGACTACACCTATCTACTACTAGACTTAGCTAATCAAAAAATAGCAAAGCAGGACAGTCTAATGCACCAAAGTGCTCAGAAGTCTATACTATGCAGAAAACAAGTTAATGCTCAAACCCAACAAATTACTATATACGTAACTGGATTAGAGGATTTGCAGAGACAAAACGAGAAGTTAAAACGCAACCAACGTTGGTTAGGTGCTGGATGTGGAGCAGCAATCTTAACAACTATTTTGGTACTATTTATAAGGTAGATGGGGGAAGTAAACTTAAAACAGCTTATAAGGACTGAATACGTGAAGTGTGCGAAAGATCCGGTATACTTTATGAAAAAGTACTGCTTAATTCAGCACCCATCCAAAGGAAAAATACCATTCAAGCTTTATCCTTACCAGGAAGAGCTTACTAACGATATGCAAGAGAATGATAGGGTAATCATACTCAAGTCACGTCAGTTAGGAATATCGACACTATCTGCAGGATACTCTTTGTGGACAATGTTATTTCATAGCGATAAAAACATTCTTGTAGTTGCTATTGATCAAAACACATCCAAGAACCTTGTAACAAAGGTTAGTGTAATGTTCGAAAACTTACCAAGTTGGCTACGACTAAAGACAACAGAAAAAAATAAACTATCACTTAGATTAACTAACGGATCACAAATTAAAGCAGTCGCTAGCTCAGGAACATCAGGACGTTCAGAAGCGTTATCATTAGTCATAATTGATGAGGCAGCCTTTGTTGATAATGCAGAGGAGTTGTGGGCATCACTACAACAAACACTAGCAACTGGAGGAAGAGGTGTTATATTAAGCACACCTAACGGTACTGGTAATTTCTTTCACAAAATATGGACGAAGTCTGAAGAGGGAGAAAATCAATTTTACACCAAAAGACTTCCATGGCAAGTACATCCAGAAAGAGACCAAGAATGGAGAGATAGGCAAGATGAAGAGTTAGGCGCTAGATTAGCTGCTCAAGAGTGTGATTGCGATTTCAGTACTTCTGGTAATACCGTTGTACATCCAGACATGTTAAACTTCTACCGACAAACATACATGCAAGACCCAATCGAGAAACGAGGGTTTGATAGCAATTTGTGGGTATGGGAGATTCCAGACTACACTAAAGATTATGTTGTTGTAGCTGACGTTGCCCGCGGTGACGGAACAGATTACTCAGGCTTTCATGTATTTGACTTAGAAGAAGCAACTCAGGTTGCAGAATACAAAGGTCAGCTGAACACAAAGGATTATGGTAACATGCTTGTATCCATTGCTACAGAATACAATGATGCATTGCTTGTTATTGAAAATGCAAACATAGGATGGGCAACTATACAACAAGTAATTGATCGTTCGTATAAAAACCTATACTACACACCAAAAGATATTGGATTAGATTCAGAAAGATACTTAGCACGAGCTACAGACGTTCAACGCACAAAAGATCAAGTAGCTGGATTTACAATGTCCTCAAAAGTACGACCATTAATTATTTCGAAGATGGAGTTGTATATGAGGGAAAAAAGTTGTATAATAAGGAGTAGAAGGCTTCTGGATGAGCTTGGCGTTTTCATATGGAGAAACGCAAGACCAGAGGCACAATTGGGATACAATGACGATTTGGTTATGAGTTGGTGTATGGCATTATGGGTAAGAGACACAGCATTGAAGTTGCGTCAAGCAGGAATTGAGCTGACAAAAAGAGCTCTTGACCATTCTAAATCCACTGCCGTATATAGACCACCTTACCAAAATGAAACGTGGAAAATGGACGTAAATGGTAAGGACGAAGACTTAGGTTGGTTGTTGTAACCCTATTTATATCCC